GAATTGGCGTTCTCTATTCTGCTCTACTTTAATAGTCTCTTCCAGATCATTAAAACCCTTCTTGAGATCCCTTGCTCTAGTTTGAACGCCATCGATTCTATTTAATCGAAACTCTTCTTCTATATTTTGGTCGCACGTGGGGCAAACTGTATTTTGTGTGAAGAACTTATGTTCCTTAGTAATAGACGCTACCTTTTGTGATATCTTACCCTTAAGATTATTAAGTTTCACTAACTTCTTACAAGCATCAGTAACCTCTTCTTGCTGCTTAACCGCATCATCAACATTACCTTTTATCAATTCATTATGTTCTATATGAGTATCATTTTCTATACCCAATAACTTAATCTTATCCTTGTTAGAATCTATTTGATCATGTCCTTGCCTCTCAATCTCTACAATAAACTTCTTCTGCATCTGAAGTTTATCTGTTATGTTCTCCTTCTTCAAATCTAAAGATTTAATTTGCTGTCTCTGATCTTTAAGTTGTTCTCTGATAATACTATTCATCGCAGAGAAGATTCTAATATCCAAAAGATCTTCAATAACATCTCTACGAATAGCACCAGTTAATTGCATAAAAGGTACAAAGGTGCTGCTACCCAAGATTACAATTTGAGTAAATGATTTATAATTTAATTTTAATATAGTCTCTTCCAGAATACGTTGCATAGAACGATCATCTGCTTCCTTATTCAAAGCAACTCCATTAACCTCAATGTCAAATACATTAGGTTTAATACCCCTACGAATTATATAATCCCTACTATTAATAGCAAATTCAATCTCAACCATACATTCCCTTTCGTTGGTTGCATTGATTAATTGTGCTTTATTAATCTTACGGAATGGTTTATTAAATAGCGCAAAAGTAAGGGCATCTAAAATGGTGGATTTACCAGCACCATTAGTACCTATTATTAAATTTGTATTATGTTCACGAAAATCAACTTCTGTAAACTGATTACCAGTTGACAAAAGATTTTTCCATCTAATCTTCTGGAAGGTTATCATTCGATGATCTAGGAGGAATCACAATGTCGTCTGGGGTAATCACAGCATACTTATAATTATACATCTTACACGTCCTTATGGCAAGCCTTCCATCCACATCTATCACTATCATATTAGATCCTTCATTCTCATTCAACTGCATAGCATATCTTTCAGCATCATCTTCTTCCTCAAACAAAAACAAGACCTTATCCCCTCTGTCATCTTCGACAGCAAAGGCACCATCATCCTTTCGGTCTTTAAGAGTGAGGAGGAACATTACTCTACTTCACATGCTTGTGAATAAATTTTCTGTAAGATTCCTTTGATAATTGACTTGTCGCATTCAATCTCAGATTCGTCGATATATCTATTTAGAATTGAGATAGTATTTTCGGTTTCCTCTACCTCAAAATTCTCATTCTCTTCAATATTAAAATTCTCTATTATCTTTAATTCTTGTACACCAACAGTATACAACTTATCAATAAATTTCTCAAATGACTTTTGATCATTCTTATGCTTAACTATAACTTTTACAATCTTACCAGCATATTCAGTTGCATTAAACAACTTATAATTATCATCTTCATACCAGATATTATAAAACAGTCTGTATGGGTTGTCTACGGGTGTATGTTCTAAAGTCTCTGTATCAAATATATGAAACCCTCTAGGGTCATTCACATCATTCCAGAACATCTCATATGGATTACCAAGATAGAATATCTTTCCATCGCTAGAACGGGTATGAAAGTGTCCTGAGTAAACCTTTTCAAATTTATCAAGGACTCGAACATCCATACCCGTCTCCATCATATGTCCACGAGTTGCCCTGAACCCATTAAGTTCAAGGTGTCCCATAGCAATCCTTGCTTTAGACTTCTTAATTAAATTTTTACTAGCATCAAAGTTCTCAGAATTAATCCAAGGAAGCATTACAATCTTTATCTTACCTACCTTAATCTCAGTTGGTTCTGAATAAACATTGATATTGGGATAGTTACGCAATAATAACTCTGGCGAATTTACGATATTAGTATTCTTATAATAGCAATCATGATTACCGATAATCGCATGTACCTTATATTTCTTTAGTGGTTCAAAGATGACTCTCTTGGACCACTCCAAGCTTTGTAAATCAATAGACTTTCGACTATCAAAGATATCACCCATATGGATGACTGTTGTAATACCTTCTTTCTCTAATGTAGGAAAGAATATATCCTTATAAAACTTTTCGAAATAATCATGTAAGTGCTTAGAACCCTTCCTTGCACCATAATGAGTATCAGTAATTATCGCAACTCTCATCTATTGGAAGACTTGTATTGAATATTATCTTTGATTGTATTATAATCAGAACTCGATCCTGCAAGAGCAGTATCATCAACCATCATAACCTCATCAAAACCAGTTCTTTCAATAATCTTTGTTTTAATTTCTAGTTGTTTCTTTTCCTTCTGAATCCGTCTCAGGAAGGCATAATGAATAATCTGAGTAAAGTATGCAAAAGGGTTTCTTGACTTCTCTGGGTCGAAGTTATGTATGTACTGTACGCAATTTTCAATACCATCGGATATCATATCTTCCCTAAACATATAGTTTACGAAATTTGGTTTGTATGATAGATGGGTAGCAATCTTTAAAAAACACTCCCCAAGGTAGTTTGTAATCCTTGGCTTTTGAAGGTCATTCTCTTTTGCATGAGCAACCTTCGCCCTATACACAATCAATGCTTCTAGGAGTTCTCTATTGTTTACATAATGTTCGGACTTTTTCTTAACCATAACATTGTTTTCTAATTATTTAATGTTGAATATATTATAGCATCATTGCAAAGGCTTGACAAGATGCTTGATTCTACGTAGAATACCTTTGTGAGGGTTGAAGGGGAATTATTAGCTTTCTTTTTTATCTTCTGTAGAACTAAAGATATCTTCAAGATACTTACGGGCATCATCTACAGTTGATATATATCCCATCTTAGGTGTTAGTTGTCCTTTAACATCATTTCTACATTCTCCTAATTGTGATATATCAAATCTTTCATCTTCAAGATAGTTATTATAGATAGAGATTATTCCATTTTCTTTTATTTCAGTAACAGTTATAACTTTATCCCATTGAATTACTACAGGGTCATCTCCAGGTATATTCATCCATGTTCTTACCTTTACAATAGAACCATCAGGAGTATTAACCATTTTCATAGTAACTGGTTTATCACATAAGATAAGAGGATTGTCAGCATTATCTTCAATAGAAACCAATGAAAACAGTTCTTCTCCGCTAACTAATTTAATTGATGCGTAAAATTCATTTTCCATTAGTTCTTGAGTGGTACTGTTACGATATCGTAATTAAAGTTTTCTTCATTGTAGACTTTAATTCTTTCAATTAAATGGTTTAAAGTATAATTCTTTCTTGACTTATAGCTGATATCATCAGCAATATCATATAAAGTTGCTCTAGTCTTCTGACTACCCTTTCTTAGGACTCTTCCGATAGATTGGAGATTTCTAATTCTAGACTTAGACGGAGAAGCAAAAATAACGTTATGTAAGTTTTTAATATTAATACCTGTGGAGAATGTTCCATAAGATGCAATGATTATAGCATTACTCTCACGTTCAGTGATTTCACGCACTTTTTCTCTACTTTGTGTATCAACACCACCATGTACAAAAAATACCTGGCGATTCTCAATAGTGTTATTATTATTTATCAAATTGTAAAGAGGTTCACCATGTGCTTCTACCCTGGCAAATAATATTAAAGTATTACCTTTTAAATCTAATGCAAGATTTTTAATAAAATTATTCCTACGATTATGACCGATGATATACTGAACTTCATCTTCATATGTCTCAAATTTATTCGGTGAGTGTTTCAATAGAAGCACATTAATATCCAATGTAGCAAGATGACCCTTCTTCATTAACTCATCTGTCTTAATAATTTTATATGATGGACCAAATAATCCTTCCAATACCCACTTATGCGTTTGAGATCCATCTAAGGTTCCAGTAAATCCAAACCTATATTTTGCATCCGCAAGTTTTGTCATTATAGATATAAGTGACTTTGACTTAAACTGGTGCGCCTCATCCCCCACAACCACAGAGAATCTCTCAAAATATTTTCGGGGAAGTTTGTAGATTGATTGCCAGGTAGTAATAATCACTTGAGAGTCTGTCTCTCTTTCTCTACCAGCGTATATCTTGTGGCAAAATGAACCAACGTCCCAGCCATAGTCTGCAAAATCTTTATACATCTGCTCTACTAGGGAAGTCGTCGGAACAACTATCAGAGTACTTTTCTTTAATTCAACAAAATATCTCACAATCGAATATATCATCAGAGACTTACCTGAAGCAGTTGGGGATATCAACAGCTTTCTATTATGTCTTAGAGCGTCGTATACCCCCTCTACCTGGTAGTCTCTAGGTTTATGTTTAGAGATAGCAGTCATATAATCTTTAACACCTGCCTTTGAAATCATTTCATTGACTTCAAATGGAGTACCATAATGTTTATTATCTACGAATTCGTAAGTATATCCGTGGTCTTTAGAGAACTGAACTATCCTATCTAACAACCCAACATATATCTCTCCAGTCTGGGTATTAAACAGTCTTATCTTACCATCCCAAAACTTCTTTTTATATGCTGGTGAAAACTTTGCGCCAGGTACGTCAAACGTAAATTGATCCGCTAATTCATAATAAACATGAGGTTCTGCCTGTACACGTAAAAGCACTTCATTCTTCTTAGATATAACCAAGTGTGTCATGATACCAAGTCAATTCAATATAGAATATTTATCTGGTCTAAATAAAATAGTTTTGTTCGTAAATAATGACTGCTCTGATTGACCCTAAAAAATATACCAAGACTGTTGACCTATTGAGGTCATTTTTTTTGGCTAAAGGTTTTTTTGAAGTTCATACCCAAAATCGTTTAAGTATTCTTGCTGCCTGTGAAGATCCAGAAACAGTAGCAACCTATAATTACAACGGTAAT